GCGTACTTCAGCCCTCCCATACCGGATGAAACAGTCACCCAATTCAAGCTTTCCACATAAACACCAATTGTATATTGATAAAATGTATTTGCAGGAAGCGGAAATACATTCAAATCCATTTGCAGTGACTTAATACGACTACTATTAATACTTCCTCGTGGTTGCGTTGCAGGAGATGTCAATGAAAACGGATATACTAAAACACCTGTTGTTGGCACCCCCTCTAAATACTTCCATGGCACTATATCTGAAAAATATTGATATGGTTTTTCCTCTTGTAATGGATTGCCATCTCCTAAGATCGTGAGCGTATTCATAATAGATTGTTGCCCATTAAGAATAAATTGACCTGTACTCGAATTCAGATTCACATCGGATGGCCATTCTCCATTATTAGGAATAAATGGAACACTCGTCGGCAGTAACCAGTTCGTAAAGTTATTGGTTTGATTACGATAAATGTAGTCCGATCGTCGTGGTAACAAAATAATCCGTTCAATTGGATTATGGACATCAAGTTCAACAAACTGACGGGCAACAATCGAATCAAACGAATATCGTGTAATCTGTCTCACCAAATACTGTAAACTTTCAGATGAGAATTGTGTACGTTCCTCATCTGTAATATAAACATACGTCATCTGGATGGATGGATTGAGTTCCCATGTATTTAACAATGGAATGGGTGTCCCCACATCTGTCAAAAAATTATTAATCGTCACATCTGAAATATTCGATACTGCACTATAATATATATTCAATGGTTGCAGAGATGTTGGTGAAGGATTATATTGAAATCCAGGTGCAACTTGATTTCCATTGATATCAAGCACACGATAGAGCTCATTAATGGGTCGCAGTGTAATCTGAATCTCACACTCATGATACTGTAGTGAAACCAGCGGAAGTGCCTCAAACGTTGATTCAGAAAACCAGAAAGGCAATGGAACTTGGATTTGACGTCCCGCAATAGAAGGACGATTCACATTAGGAGGTGTAGTTGTACTTTGCCCCGCACCATTATTATTGTATACGAGTGGATATCCTGTACCTGTCGATCCACCTGCATATTGTCCCTTTGCAGGATCATACAGATCAGGAATATCGCCAACAAGTGTCTGCCATTTTTTGTATGCTGTATTTGTATAATCACATTGTGCCTTTGCATAAATATAATCTCCATCATATTCTTGTATTTTTTGTCCACCAATGAAGAATGCAACATTCTGTATAATTTGGCATCCAATGTTATTGACCCATGCAAAGTTATATTGTGATGTTCGTGGAGCAGACTGTGTCAAGTCAATGTATTTGCAGTAAATGTCTGGCAACGTAAATACAAAATAGACATCGCGTACCAAATCTGCAATGCGTTGCATCTTGATTCGAACTTGAATCGGTTGGGAATAAGAGAGTTCTTGAGATCCATCCATAGGAAATGTAATAGATTCCTCCGCAAAATGACTATATTTTTTATAGGTCTTATAAAAATATGTAAAATCAGGATTACCACTGAGGAGAACATTTTGCGCGCCGTATGCGACTAATGCAAAGAGACCACCGCCTGGCATCACTAGTTTTGTAATAGTTAATATATAGATTCTTTACGTTGGTGTTAAGGATAATGTGATTCCACATCTCGGTATACTTTGGCCAATTCTTCGGGCGTTGTTTTATCTGAATACTCCACTTCAATTGCCGATCGTTTCCCAACAACCCATCCTCTGTCCTCTGCTTTATAGATGATCACATCCTCAATGTATTTTTTAGTAATGAATTCATTCACTGCTTCAATAACACCTCCTTCTCCGTGCTCATTGCAGTAATCATCAATAATAATCCATGTACCTGTTTTGATATGACGTAGAATATAATACATATCTAAAAATGGAATGGGTCTCTCATGACCTCCATCGATAAATACCAAATCAGGAGAATAAATGGAATGTGTTTTAAAAAACGTCTGTAATGAACAGACTGAATTTCCAGCAATAAGTAAATTTCGTACTGGAAAATAAATATCAAGTAATAATTTTGCACGACGTGTATAGTCAAACCAGAAAATATCAAAACTTGTCACATAAATATCCTCACGAACAGACATCATTATTGCTGCAGATAAACCAACATGAAATCCAGTCTCAAGAACATTTTTTATTTCAGGATGTTCTACTAAAAATGACATCAAAAACTGCTGTTGCGGCGGAGTAATCGAACCAACTCGAGTTGGTAATTTAATAATTTCATTTGTAAAACGAATAAGATTGGTCTTATCAGACATCTTATTTATAAGCAAAAATGAACTTTAAATTAGAATTAATATGAATTTGACCACCATGTATCAGATAAATAGGGAGGTACATCATTCGTTTCAGATGATTCTATTTTTGTTGAGGGTCCTTCATTCATTAAAATCTGAATCTCTGCATAACACAAGGCATAATTAAAATAAATTAACCGACTCATCATACCTTTCATTGCTCCAAATACATTCATTCCACCATCATCTAATGATGGAATGATTGACTGATTCAATGTAATACGACGTTGGCTAAAACAGATGACATTCTGATAATTTTGATAGGCTGTATATCCATCAAATGATAATTTCTTTGATAAATTACCATTAATAAAGACTTCTAATGCATTATCTTTGCAAATAATACATACATGTACCCATTTGCTGAGAGGAATATTCTCAACCTCAATGTAGTTATTCCACGTCTTAAATGTGTTCATATAAACACGTAATGTATTTGTATCAGAACGCAGATAAACACCGGGTGCAAGGAGAGGAAATTGGGACGAGTAGCCTTTGTGAAAGATATGAATTAATCCTTGCTCTTGGCGAAAGGTAGAAGGATCAATCTTAAGATAGAATGAATAGGAGAATTCAATACCTGTGCGTTCATTATCGGATACATTGATTTGTTTACTATCCATTAGAATTGGGTTTTGTGTAATCGTAACCGTTCGACTATCTGTCATATACGTATTTGCAAGTAGCTCAACACGATTAATCGACATACGATTAATATACTTGTAAATAATTTCGCAGAAAAGAAATCCTAAATATACTAAAACAACAAGAATCACTGGGAATATAAATTGTTGCACAATACCGGACTTTTGATTTGATACATTTGATGTATTTGTTCTCGGTTGGTTACTAAATAACTCCATCTAATATTTATAGTATTTATTTATGAAACTGTATCCGTTGATACATTAATACTTATATTTGGAAAGAATGATCCAATCAATCCAGTAAATGAACTAATAGGCATGGGTCCTGCCATATAATTTCTGTATACTTGCTCAGGGTTCAATGCAATATCATACATGGTTGTTGTAGAAATTTGTCCACCAAATCCACCATTCTGTAAAAGATTAGCAGAATGTGTAGTATCTACCTTAAACGGATTTGGCAATACACATGATCGTGATAACTTGCCATCTAGATATACATCCACTGTTTTGCCATTCACTGCAACCGTGATATTAATCCAGCGCTGCAAATTCAATTCAGGGATATCACACAAATGTGAGTTATCCAACAATCCAGAACCTGACTGCAGTGTATTGAATGTTTGATTAAATGTTGCAACATCCAATGAATCAGGGACAGATGTATTTGATACTGCTGCAAGTGATCCATCTGCATTGACTCCAGGTGTCATGGATCCACTTGAACCCGTTGTTCCAGGCGGAACAGATCCCATTCCAGGACTACGCACTGCACCAGGTGTTGCAATACCACCTTCTTTTGTATGGACACGTACCATTAATTTTGGAGTGTTTGCACCCAAATACATACGAAGCGTATCAAAGTTTGCACCACCAATCGATAAAATAGGTTTATTGAATCCTGCGCGATATGACCAGTTTGAAATATAAATCCAGGTTGATACAGAGAATTCACCACCTTCATGCAATGGGGCAATCTGAGTAGATACAAATGTGAGTGCTTTAGCGGGATCACTTTGAGCACTTTGTGTTTTTGTAATAAGGTCATATGAATTGGATGAAGCGGGTCCAAATAGGTATTGATATAAATAATACAATGCGAGTAATCCAAAAAAGATGATAAATACAGGGATCACTCTAGCAATAGATGAATTTTGATTACTACCAGATTCCATGATTCTGTCATATACACCGATATTCTTCACTGTCTAATTTCTATGCATAAGGGGTTGACCATTCATACATATTATTTTTAGGTGGTTTTCTAATAGGATCACATGGTAATCCGGGGGGACACTCTGTAAATAATTTAATTGTGGGAAATGATGGGAAAATATAATTATCTTCTACAATATCATTATTCGTATCTACATAGGATACACGCTGACGTTCCACTTCATCAGGTGACATACGAACATTATTGATAATAATGTGAATTGTTTTGCCATATAAATGTTGATGTCCAATAGATAAAGAACTGCTTATTACAGCCGGATAATTCTCGAGACGATCTGATGCAACAATTCGGTTATTATAAATAATATCAAAACGGCGTCCTTCTCGTAAAATGGCAATAAAGATCCATTTTTGTTTTGGAATAGGTGGTAAATCGATCAACTCTATACCGAGTGTTCCACCCTGAGTTGTTTGTACACGAAGACGTGCTGAATCCTCTTCACCTTGTGGTTTATGGCTTATTTCAAGCCACCAATTATTGTCTACCATCATCAAAGGTACAAAATCATTTTTATACGTTGAAGTACGATTTCCAGCCTGTAAATTAAAGAAAGCCATTACCGTAGAACCACCACTTCCAAGTAATGTAGATTGTACTATATCAGGTGTTGCAATGTCTTTTTTTACATTTAATGGTGTAATATCTTGTAATAAATCTTTTCCATCATTTTTAATGTATTTGATGTAGAGATAATATAAGACTGCCGCGATTACTACAAATCCTCCAATAACATACGATGGATGAATCGAATAGGCAGATGCTTGTGAAGATGGTTGTGGAGATGCCTCCATGAATGACATAAATCCTGACATTTATCTAATTATCTATGGATAATTAGATAAATTATATTACAATAGAAGATCATGAATTAAGAAAATTGAGGCATATTATTTTGCATACTAGCAACTGCATTTTCCATTTAATCTGTTGCATTTGTAACACTGAATGCGGGTGTATGGTTCGTTGGTTTAGCTGCTGTTTTAGGTGCAGCACATGACGTTGAGCTGGGAATAGGACCAGCTCCAAATGAGGCTGCCGATGCCATATCAGGTTTTGCAGCACGCATTTCAGGGCTTGTAAGTACACGACCCCATATTTTAAGATTTTGTATTTTTGCAATGTTTAATTCAACGCCTGACGCGGGTGCAATATCTCCTTTTACATCTTTTAATCCCATTGTGAATGTACGTGTTTTCATGAGGCTACCATTGATATACACTTCGAGTGCATTTTGCATCAGAATAATTCCAAGACGGAATGGTTCTTGAATAGGTGCATTTGGTACAATCACAGTTTCCATTTGATTACTTACATTTAATACTGATACAATTAAATCAGTTGTATCTGGTTTTAATGCAACTACCAAATTGTAATTCGATAAGATACTCAAGATAAGATCACCTGTAGGGGCTGAAGCAGGGGTCGCACCTCTGCTAAAGAGGATTCGAGGATGCTGTGAGAATTGCATAGGATTTTGTATGAACATATCCATAATAAGTGAATAATCATAGAATATATTCACAATCGGTAGATCTTCATTTTTGATAGGACCAACGCCTGGATATTGTCCTGATCCATTCCAGAAGAGTACACCATCATCAAAGCCAGGTATCGTTATAATACCGGGGGCACCTGGATGAAAAGCATAGATTGGTGTAACAAAATGATGTATTAACAGGGATATTACAACAACAATAATTATAATTCCAATTACGTATGCAATCATACGACCAATACCACTAGATTCTGAACTGGGCGTATTTGTAAATTGTCTCGTATATCCACTAAGTGTATTAGGTGCTCGGGTAGGTGCAAGCAGTTGAGACGTACCTGTTGATACTCTACTTGTGAAGTCTTGCAGAAAGGATGATATATTTGTACTTGGTCTTTGCGTAAATACAGCCATCTGTACTCTATTATATCTTTTTTGTAAAATGTAATATACCAGCGCCTAATGACAATAGAAATGCACCAGTTAAAAATCCTCTTACAAATGAACGATTATCAATTTGCTCTAAATCATCTTTTGTCCACACGGGAGAACGATCGCGTTGACCTAATCTCTCATAATATCGAATCACTTCTTCCTCTGTCCACTGAGGTTTGTTTACCACTTTATTGACTTTATTATGAATATCAATTGTCCATTTTAATAGATCCTGTCTTGAATCTAGAAAAGGCGTAATCGGTTTCTCTGTAAGATGTTGTTTATAGTGCTCTCTGCAAACAGAACACGGTATTAGAAATGCAAGTGATTCAAAGAACTCTTTTGCACATTTCTTATCAGTATACGTTGGATGTTTCGAATATCCTATAGCAACAATATGCATCGTGTGCCAAAAAAAAGGTCCCCAAACTGTTGGTGGAAGATGCATTCTATTTACTCTATTTGACAATTATACCGATTTTATTTACAACATAAAGAAATAACGTGGAATATTTACTAATATTATGAATGTATCAAACCGGATACGATACTGTACTAATTGTGGGCTACATGGACATGTATTTCGCAGTTGTACAGCACCTGTTACAAGTTATGGAGTCATTGCCATGAAATATCGAGGGGATACATCCGTATCGAGTGATTTGCAATTTCTTCTTATTCAACGTAAAGATTCATTGTCTTTTATTGAATTTATTCGTGGAAAATACCATAGCAATGATGAGGAATACATTTGTAACTTGCTACAGAATATGACGCAATCAGAACAGGCGCGTTTATTACATCATACATTTGAAGAAATCTGGCAGGAGATTTGGGGAAATGTATCGAAGCTACAGTCTCATAAGAATGATTACCGAAAATCAGAAGAACGGTTTTTGATATTACAGCCCATGCTCGTGGATATGATTAAAACATATCCATCGCGATGGACTGAACCTGAATGGGGATTTCCAAAGGGGCGTCGTAATTCATTTGAGAAAGATATTCATTGTGCTGTTCGAGAATTTGTGGAAGAGACGGGATTAAATGAGAATGATTTTGAGGTGATTCATAATACAAAGTCTATTTCTGAAACATATATTGGATCAAATCATGTAAACTATTGTCATAAGTATTATCTTGCGATGTGTAAACCAAATTCACAGGTTCAATTGGATTTTAATAATGTGCATATGACTCGTGAAATTGGAGATATTAAATGGTTCTCATTTGATGATGCATTTGCAAAGATTCGTCCGGATAACGTAGAGAAACGTGAGATTTTGTTAAAAGCTAAGAAAATTATGAGTCAATTCTATTTGGTGGAGGTTTAAAATACAGTGATATAAAATTACGTATATAATAGCATGGCTTCTAATGATAATCTAACACCCGCAAATTGGGGATTATCAAGCAATAATAATTCACCAAAAGCGGCTAAACCTGCTGCTAAACCAAATTCACCTGCTAAACCTGCTGCTAAGCCCACAAAACCTGTAGGTAAACCTAAAGTACAAAAAGCCGCATTTAAAATGCCTTCTTTTGCTAAACCAGCTGCTAAAGTTAATAAAACTGCTAAAGTTGAAAAACCTGCTGTGAGTCGAGCTAAAGTGAATAGAACAGTTAAAGTCGCTCCTAAAGTGCCTAGTCCTAAAGCCCCTCCTAAAACACCTAGTCCTAAAGCCCCTCCTAAAACACCTAGTCCTAAAGCCCCTCCTAAAACACCTAGTCCTGTACGTGCCCCTAGTCCTGTACGTGTGCCTAGTCCTAAAGCACCTGTTACACGTATGCCGAATCCTTCACCCAATTCATCTTCATCTAATTCCATGAATTCAAATATTTTTAGAAATGAAAATCTAGAAGAACCTGTTGCACCTGCTCCTGTAGCTCGTGCACCTAGTCCTGTTGCACGTGTGCCTACTCCTGTTGCACGTGCACCTAGTCCTGTAGCACGTGTGCCCACTCCTGTAGCTCGTGCACCCACTCCTGTAGCACGTATGCCTAATCCTGTACCCAATTCATCTTCATCTAATTCCATGAATTCAAATATTTTTAGAAATGAAAATCTAGAGGAACCAAACGCTCCTCCACCAAAAAAAGTGATTGAAGAGCGTGCTCGTAGCGCAAATATAGCAAATGTAGCAGCTCCTAAATCATATAACATTGTCCCAGAGCCTGTTGAGTCTCCTGAGAAAAAAGTGATTGAAGGAATGGAACGTCCACCTGCTCTTAATGTAACGGGTGAACCTGTATTATTTAGTAATGCTCTACGCAATGCTCGTGACGGTAATATGTATAAAAAAGCAAATGGTACTACCTCTCCCTTTTATCCTACTACAGATTCTATTCGAGAGCGTACACGTATACGAAGAGAGGAAGTAGAACCAGAAGCTGAATTAGAACCAGAATTAGAAGCGGAACCAGAACCAAAAGCTGAATTAGAACCAGAAGCTGAACCAGAACCAGAAGATATGCCAGAAAATGTAGCTGTGCGTGAAAATGTAAATGTGCCTGAACTAGAAAATTCACCTGAACTAGACGCTGCAGCTGATCCTAGTCCAAGTAATAGCGGTGATAATACAGACGATGAAGGTAGTAGTGAAAACAATGAGAGTAATAATGAAAGTGTTGTAGAAAGTGATAATGAAAATGAAAGTCCTGTAGAAAGTAATAATGATTTGGAATTAGAAAACGAAGAGGAAGAAGAGGAAGAGGAAGAGGAAGAGGAAGAGGAAGAAGAGGAAGAAGAGGAAGAAGAGGAAGA